AAATAAAAGGTTATGAAGCAGTTAGTTAGATTTTTTACATGTGCAATGACAGGTGACAAATGTGCTGTCATTTTTGATGGTAAGGATGAAATTTGTGTTACTGAGGATGAAGGTTATGATGTTTATGCCCAAAGTATGGCTGGATATGATAACCAACATTTAGTAAGTGAGATGTATTAAATATGATATTCAGATTCGGAAAATATAAAGGTTATACATTAGCTGATGTTGAATTAAATGATCCAAGCTATGTAAGGTGGGCACGAAACAATGCCCCAAACCTTATTCCAAAACCCCCTACAAAACAACTTGTAGATGAGGAAGGAGATGCGTATATTCCCAAATATAAAAATATTCCATTAATAGATCCAAGCGATGCGTTTTAGTTTTATTAGAGAAGCAGTTTTGACCCAACCACTCGATGTGGTCCATGAGAATTTAGCGCGATATCAACCGTTAAATTACAATCGCTTTATGTGGTGGCGCAGTCATACGGACGGAATTAAGCCGTTGAGTAAACGCGCGATTTTAAAAGATCGCATCGTCAATGGTGACTTTAATGAGTCATCATATTTTATGCAAGCCCAATTAGCATTACACAATGCTAAAGCAAAAGTTGATCTTAATCGTCATGACCATTCAGATCAATTAGACATATTAGCTGTTGACCTTGCTCGCTATAAGCGATTGATGGAAGATTATTGGAAGGAAGAGGCTGCTCGTTTAGAGGCATTATACGAGGCGTTTACAAAAACATTTAATATAACTCGCACTGAGCTTGAAGAAGAACTTTGCAATTGGCCTGGTGAGTTATTATCTTATTACAAATATTGCATGGAATTTAAATATGAAACACCATACGCGGGTAGAAAATCGAAACGGGGAAGACCAAGAAAAAATCCTATTCGGTAAGGAAGCACATCAAACCTTTACAGAAGGTTTTTATCAAGGTGCTTATATTGGGTGGACAGTAAAACACTTTTTTTATTGTCCTATGAGGAAAGAATATGGAATAATATTAACTAGAAAATAATGGAATTAAAAATTGGAGATGATCAAGGTCATGTCGTTATAGACGATACTACAGGTAAAATTATGTTAGTGTTAGTTAAAAACGCTGTAGAAGGTAAATCAGATTTTATAGCTACTACTAGTTTTAGCAATAACCATGATGGGACTCATACGAGTTTAAGAGCTGAACCTAAATGGGATGAAGAAGAATCAAATCGTAGAATGAATATTATAGGACAAAACGGAAATACAGGAGAGCATTATGATTGAGGTATTAAGACATAGTTTTGGGTTTTGTGGTGAACATTGGCATCCAAATATTTTTACAATTTTATTAAGTGGATTTGGATTAGCCCCAGCTCTTAATTATATTTATTATAAAGTAAAAAGTTATGTTAGTAAAGATTAGCCATGAAGTTCCCCGTTGTCTTCTCTATGATAGTGAAAACTTTAACGATTATGATTATGCGTTAGTTCACTTATTGGAAGAAGATGAGACATACCGAGAATATTTTTTAGAGGCGCGCGATAAAGGGCGTTATATTATTTTAGACAACAGCTTACACGAGCTTGGTGAAGCCTATAATGATGCTGGTCTATTAAAATGGGTAGAACTATTAAGACCTAACGAATTTATAATCCCAGATGTTTGGGAGGATAGAGATGCTTCGGTAGTAAATGCTCGTAAATGGGCTTCTATTGAATTACCTGAAGGGGTAGAAAAAGTAGCAGTAGTTCAAGCTACTACAATTCATGAGGCAGCTACTTGTTATCAAACATATAGGGATTTAGGATACCAAAAAATAGCTTTTTCATATGGAGCCAGCTATTATAACGATGTTGTTCCCCACCCGAATAAAGATTTAGGCAAAGCACTGGGGAGATTATCAGTAATATCAGCTTTATACAAAACTAAAGTAATCTCACAACGTGATAGAATACATTTATTGGGATGTTCCGTCCCCCAAGAGTTTGGCTGGTATAAAGGATACGAATGTATTGAATCAATTGATACGTCCAATCCAGTAATGGCTGCTTTAGAAGGTATTAGATATACTACTGCTGGTTTAGATAAAAAACCAAAAGCAAATATGAACGACTATTACTATATGCTTGGAAACGAAGTAAATTGGGACTTATTAACAGATAATTTAACTAGATTTAGATACATAAACGATTTATAATAGCGTTAGCCTATACGCTCAAAATACCTGGCAAATAAAAATATATTATAATGCAATTAGAAATGAATTTTAATCCAAGAAAACACTGCGTAGTTAGTCTGAGTGGGGGAATGGATAGTAGTACACTATTACTTCGTGCCTTAAAAGAGTATGATTCCGTAACAGCCATGAGTTTTAATTATGGTCAAAAACACGTAGTAGAATTAGAAAGAGCACAATCATTAGTTGATTACCTAACAGAAAACGGACATAAAATAAACTATAAGCAAATCAAATTAGACGGTTTATCAAGTCTATTAGATTCAGCATTGGTAGAAGGAGGTGACGAAGTTCCTGAAGGTCATTATGCTGATGATAACATGAAAGCAACAGTTGTCCCTAACAGAAACAAAATATTTGCTTCGATTGTTCAAGCCGTTGCCTTATCTGTTGCTAATAAAACAGGAGAAACTTGTGATATTGCTTTAGGTATCCATGCTGGTGATCACGCTATTTATCCTGATTGTAGACAAGAATTTAGAGATGCTGACGATGCTGCTTTTAGAGAAGGTAATTGGGACGCTGAAAGAGTAGGTTATTTTACACCTTATCTTCTTGGCGATAAATACGATATTCTTCAAGATGGCGTGGTATTATGTAATGACTTAGGTATCGCGTTTAACTCCGTGTATGCGCGTACTAACACATCATATAAGCCGATTTTTGACCCACAAACATTTGAATGGTATAGTGATTTTAAATCAGCATCCTCAGTTGAACGTGTTGAAGCATTTATTAAATTAGGACGTCCAGACCCAGCACCATATGCTGAAATTGATAGAGATGGTCAAGTAGTTGTAGTTGAGTGGGAACACGTAGTAACAGAAGTATCTAAAATATTATCTGAACATGAGTGATAGAGAAATAATGGATTCAAAACCAAACTGGAATTATCCTGATACCAAAGTAAAAAAAACCTTACCTGATGCTCGCGCCCATCAAATCATCTCTTTCGTTAAATCGGGGGTTCGCATCTTGGGGTATTTTTGTTTGCTAGTAGATTTGGAGGTAGCAGTTACTTTCCTTATATTGAGTGAAATGATAGGAATTGTAGAAGAATTAGTATAATGAAAAATATGAAATATATAAAGTTCGAAGCTAATTGGTGTGGTGCATGTAAAATGCTTAAACCAATTCTACGTAAAGTAGAAGAAGCAGGTGTAACTGTAGAAGTAATAAACGCTGAGTTTTCAGCTGAATTAGTAACTCAATATAACGTAAAAAACTTACCAACAGTTATCTTAGTAGATGATTCAGGAAAAGAATTTTATCGTTTTACAGGGACTAGAGCTAAATCAGAGGAATACTTAAACATATATCAACAATTCACAAATGGGTAAATTTCAATCAAGTAAAGTATTTGACGGATTTTCAACTGTGTTTCGTCAGCACAATGCTAAAACAACACATTGTAGTTTTTTACACGGTTATGGTATTTCATTTAAAGTTTACTTTGAAGGTGAATTAGATGATAGAAACTGGGTATGGGATTTTGGTGGTATGAAACGTGCCAAAACCTTAATTGATGGTATGCAACCTAAAGCATGGATGGACTATATGTTTGACCATACTTTAATTGTAGCAGAAGATGATCCAGCTCTACCTTCATTCAGAAAACTAGATCATGATGGGTTAGTTCAACTCAGAGTTATTCCAGCTACAGGAGCTGAAAAATTTGCAGAATATATTTTTGGTAAAATTGATAATTTTGTTCATAGTGAAACTGAGGGTAGAGTAAAAATCTCTAAAGTTAAATTTATGGAACACGGTAAAAACGCAGCATATTATGTCTCAAGCTATTAACCCCAAATTATGGGATAAAACGGCTCCTTTAGGTCGTATTACAGATTATGAAAAAGTACTTCCTATCCTCGAAGTTTATAGATGTGTTCAATCCGAAGGATCTAGATTCGGTAGGCCTACAATTGCTGTACGTACTACTGGTTGCACTCATCGTTGCTATTTTGGTGAAGGGGGTTGGTGTGACAGTTGGTATACTTCAGTCCACCCTGAGAAAGGTACATTTACGTTTAATGACATTATTAAAATCTATGATGAGAACCCTCACGTCGAAGAAATGATGTTAACAGGTGGTTCTCCAACTATGCACCCAGCTTTAGTAAACGAACTAACACATTTTGCAAATGAAAGAGGTATCCTCATTACTATCGAGACTGAAGGTTCTCATTTCCTCGAAACAGACCACCCGATTGGTCTCCTTTCTATCTCACCTAAGTTTAGTAACAGCGTCCCTGTTGTTGGGGCCCTTACTCCCAATGGGTCAGTTACGGATGAGAAGATGGTTAAGACGCACAATCGTCTTCGCCTTAACTCTGAAGCCATTAGAAAGAGTATTAGTTATCATGATGACTATCACTATAAACCTGTTTGGGATGGTACTGATAATGGGCTTGCTGAAATAGAAGCTTATAGGTTAGAAATGGATATTCCTAAAAACAAAACTTATATCATGCCTGCGGGCGATACTAGAGAGACATTGATCGAAATGTACCCACTAGTATTTGATATGTGTGCTGAAAAAGGGTACAATATGACTGGTAGAGACCATATTATAGCATTTGATACCAAAAGAGGGGTATAATGGCTAAAAAACAACCCAAACTAACTACAATTTGTCAGGATTGCCTTAACAGCATTCCTGACAAAACAATTTTAAAATATAGTATACCTGAATCTTCCGTAGGCCCAGGCTATACTGCTTATTTATGTAAAAATTGTAAAACAAAAAGAGAAAAGGTATAATGAAAGAACTAATCACAGCTGAAGAAATTCAATTCAAAACTAAAATTATCGGTAAACAAATCGCCGATAAACATAGAGGAGATAAGACACCTGTTGTAATGGTAGGTCTATTAAATGGGTGTTTTGCGTTCTACAGCGATTTGGTTCGTGCTACACCGGTTGACATGGAATGTGATTTTATGCGCGTTAAATCGTATGTAAATCGCAAACAAGGCGATATAGTTATATCAAAAGATTTAGAAACCCCTATCAAAGGTAAACACGTCTACATAGTAGACGACATTTATGATACAGGTAATACAATGAAAGCTATTACTGAGTATCTAGAAGTTAAAAAACCAGCCTCTATTTCAATCGTTACCCTTATTGTTAGAAAAACATCACCTACCCCACCTCAAGAATGCTACCACGCATTCGATATTGATGAAGAATGGATTGTGGGTTATGGGTTAGATGATGAAAATGGAAACATGAGAAATCTACCTTCAATTTGGGCTTTATAAATAGGTTTCGTATATTCAATTAAATAAAGAGTTATAAATGGAAAATAAGCGTAGAAAAATCCACGAACAATTAGAAGTGGTACAAACAGGTTTTGCTAATGGAGTAGCAGAAGGTTTCCCCTTAAACAGCGATCAAAAACAAGAAATGATTGATAGTGCTACTGAAGCATATGGTCAATTTTTAGATGCCCTAAAGTGTGATTGGAGAAACGATCCAAACTCAATGGAGACACCTCGTCGTATTGCTAAAAAATATGTTTTAGAGCAATGGGCTGGGAGATATGACGCTCCCCCTGCAATCACCTCATTCCCCAGTGATGGGTATGATGGACTTGTTACTGAGTGTAACATCCCCTTAACTAGCATGTGCAGTCACCATCATGAAACCATATTAGGTAGAGTTCATATCTCTTATATATCAAGTGATGAAGGGAGAGTAATTGGTTTATCTAAATTAAATCGTATTGTTGAGCATTTTGGTCGTCGAGGAGCTATTCAAGAACAACTTACAATGGCTATTCACCAAGCCGTAGATAAAGTATGTACTGGTAATTTAGGTGTTGCTGTTCAAATTGTAGCCTCCCACCAATGTGTCTCTTGTAGGGGTACTAACCACCAGGGGGCAGCAATGGTAACCACCAAATTATCAGGAAACTTCTTTACCAAACCCGAAGTAAGGAATGAGTTTTTTGATGCTATTAAGAGTGCTACTAATCTTAAACCTTAAGTAAACTTTATTTACTCTTCTAGGGGTTTCATATATTTATAATAAAGTAAAAATTATGATAATATATTTAACCACTAATTTAGTAAATGGGAAACAATACGTAGGTAAAGACAGGAATAATAACCCCCACTACTTAGGTGGGGGTATTCTCCTTAAAGAAGATATCCAAACTTTTGGTAAAAATAAATTTAAAAAAGAAATTCTTGAAGTTTGTTCCTCAATTGAAGAATTAAAATGTAAAGAAGTTTACTGGTTAGAATACTTTAACGCTTCAGAAAACCCTAATTTTTATAATTTAACTAATAAAAGTGGAGGGAGTGATAGAGGACCTACAAAAACTCAAAAATATTTAGATAGAGGTAAATCTATATCTAAATCTAGAAAGGGTAAAACATATCCCCTAGCTAGTGAAGCCCAACAAGGACTTAAAAAACCTAAAGTGAGTAAAGCCCTAACAGGTAAACCCAAAAGTGAAAAACACAAAGAGAACCTAAGTGAAAGTAAAAAAGGTATTCCAAGTAAAAGAAAAGGAAAACCCGATTTAAAACAAAGGGGAAAACCAAAACCTGGGGCTGGGGGTAAAGGGAAACCCAAACCCGGAGCTGGTCCTAAAACTGGTAAACAAGTTATAGATACCCAAACAGGAGAAATATATTACTCAGTAAAAGATGTTATAAAACAGTTTGGTTTCCATAAAAGGAAAATGTATCTTATACTTAAAGATGAAAATGGAAGATTTAAATATAAACAATAAATAAACAAATACAGAAATGAAAA